CTTCATAGCTTCGTATAGTTCATCTGGATTGTATGACTCACGAACAGCCTCAAGCTCTTCCTCGATATGCTCGTAGTTGAATGACTGGAAATAGATAAAGCTACCGACCGAACTAGGTAGTCCGGCTTTGACCATACCAATAAGTTCCTTGTAACCCGGCTCTGCACACAAGTTGTAAATCTGTTCGTAGAAAGCATTGTCGTCCAATTGGAACGCTTGCTTAAGTTTCGTTACCGCCCTGTACTCTTTTAGAGTAAGCAGACGAAAGAAAACCACGGTACCGTCCGAAAAACTGGTACAGTAACGTGGTCCACTTGCGGTAGATGCAAGAATTTCTGTAAACATCTAACCCCCAATACGGCTGATTATAGCTCCATGGTTAGAGCCATGACCTGCTGTGGATTGAGGAAGTATGAGTGAGCCATAATCGCGGTATAGAGAGCTTCAAGAACACCACCACGGGACTGGTACTTGAATGTCTCATCAATCTTGGGGAAGAGCATAACGTGTCCGAGAACCTTGAGCATCAAGTCATCTTCGCTGACGTTCTCCTTAACCTTGCTCATTCTATCCATGAGTCCCTTGATGGTTGTCCACTGGGCACGCGTTAGGTGCGTGTAGACATAGATTTCCTTCTCAGAGAGGACAGTAACGTGTACTCCATCCTCACCATAAGCCTGATGCCATGCAGCAATCTGACGCTCTGAAGGAGCACCCTGGATCTTGGATAGGGCTTCCATGACTCTCTCACGAGTCAGACCAAAGTTAGATGCCTGCAGGACTTCAGCCTGCTCTGCTCTTTCAATCTGCGTAGTTAGCTCTTCAAGCTCATCGAAGAGATCATCTTCTCTCTTAACTTCAGCCTTAACTGGCTGCTTAAACTCTGGCTTCTTCTGTACTGGCACTGGCTTTACCTTGGGTCCTGTTGGCCTGCTAATGGCTCTCTGTGTCTTGACTAGCTTAACTGGTTCTGGTTCCACTACTGGTTCCTCACTACCTTCGATGAATTCGGCATGCTTGTCGAAAATCTCTTCGTTGAAGTCTTCCATGTTCTGGAAGATATCTTCCGCAGTTGGTGCACCATCGAGCTTACGGCGTTCTTTTCTATTCAATGCGCTACCCATCATGAGGTGACCTGCACTATCTGAAGTTAGTTGAGCGCCACTTGGCATAAAATTTGACATCTTGTCTCCTTAAACTACCGACCGTGCGATGAAGTCAAATGTCTCTACACTCGGGTCGTCGGTAATGATTGTGTCCATGCTTCTTCCTGTAAAGAACACGTGCTTTAGGATGTGCATGGTGTTTCCCTGCATCATATCACCAAAGATCACGCGGATATCTACAGATTTGGAATGCTGATCTGGACGCCCCCACCGATTCGTAATGTCTGTATTATAGTCAGTAACAAGGTCTTCGTTTGGCGTCCAAAACATTCGTTTAAGTTCGTTAATAGCATTAGTACTAGTAGTATAACCGGCTTGATAATCCATTAAATCTTCATCTGTTATAAGCGGTCTACTAGGCGTATTGTCTGCTTTGGATCTCATTGCAGCCAACAAGTACTCATGACTTACATAGTTAAGGGCTATTTTACCTTGAACAATGACCTGTCCATCAGATACCGCATTAAAATGCGGGGAGTTATAGCCGTACAAGGGTGTTCTATTCTGAATGAGATTGTAGCCGATAGCCACAGCCTCACCTATTAAGACGGAATCCATATGTACAGTAGTGTTAGCTCCGCAAAAGTATTGCCACTTAACAGGACCGATTAGTGCCATTTTTTATCCCTTAGAGTACTCGCTCCGCTAAAGACTAGGTTCTCGTTTCTATCTAGTTCTTCGCCTTTTACAAGATTGTCTCTATTAGAAGTGACATTAATGATTCCTTTCATTTTAGACAATTCATTAGCTATGTCTTTATCAACTGAATCGGAAGTAGGTGCTTTCAAAGCTTGAGCTCTTGCAAGCAATTCGCTTTTGGGTATGCTCGTTGAGCTTTGATCAAGAACAGCATAGTCTCTTGCAACAAAAGTGAAAGACATTTCGGTTAGAATATTATTGACTGAAAAGATAGTTGAGTCTTCTACGAATTCAATACCGAATAAAGCACAAGAAGCATAATTCAGATGTTCTGCGGATTCATTTTCATTGAAGATTTCAGGAACTGCTGTGAAAATCATATTGAAAGGAGCTAAAGAAGTAGGCATGACCATTGTCATAGCGTTATAGCCAACTGTGCCTTTCCCATTTTGATTAAAGTCGCGAGACCAGCCCCAGTACATATCTTTACCAGCATTTACTTTATAGTATTCAGCGACTAAATCAGACAGTGGGTGTCTATTTACTAGAGACAGAATCATACTCCCTGCAATTGTTCTAATTGAAGAAGTGTACCCACTAACATTCTTATTGCCTAAGGACCTTACTGGAGATTTAGATTCATGAATACTAAATGAAATCGTAGAAAGGCTTGTTAGATTAACAGGAACTGTTACCGATCTGTCTCCGCTGTCGGTATAATAATCAAACCAAGCAGAGTTAGATATATCCGTTCCAGAAAACGAATAAGAAAATGCTATTTTACTCGTTGCATTCGTACTCATTAGTACCTCAAAAGAAAAGGGACAGTGCTGTTACACACTGTCCCATATTACTTACTTGCTAATCAAGTTAGCGTTCAGGAACCATCAGGCTACCGACCTCAGGACCAGTACCAGTTGATGATGCATCCCATTTTCCAAGCTTCTGCCAAGGAAGGATGGAACGAGCCACGTAGGTCATCTGATTCTCGATAACGATGTCGTCAATGGAGAAGCCTGAACCTTCGTTCAAGATTTCAATACCATAGATTCTCATTGTTGCGGCAGAGCCGTACTCGTTGACAGCTACGATAGCCGCATCGAGAGGAGGAACCTGATCAACATACCATGGAGTCCTTGCAGTAAAGCTCAAGGACACGTCCATAGCATCGAATGGAGTGTTATCTACCTGTGACAGCGAACCAGAGCTTACGTCTCTTAGGTCACCGGAATCGGTGAGAGATGGGTAGATCTCGTGGTTACGAGCGATAAAGCTCGTGCTGCTGAAACGCTTACGGAGCATATGCTCGTCAAGCATTAGGGAGATAATGGTACCGGCGATACCACGCTTACCTCTTGAGAACGCGAGTGGGTCTACGCGGCCCATAACGTACAGGGGCGCCTTCTCACGCTGGATCGCGTAAGACAGGGCCTGCATTTCACCCATAAGCTCAGTCCCGAACACAACGTTGATGTCAACGCCGGCGAAGGTTGAGTAGGTTCTTGCCAATTCAAATGATGATGATGCCATTGTATAGACCTCTTAAGTTAAGTTCGAATTAGGTACCAGACTCGTCATCTGCCAGGCTGATAGATACATCAACCACTTCGAGAGCAAATGGAGGGACGATCTGGACATGACAAGTGAGCTGTCCGAGTCTACGGAGAGCAGGAGTTGAAAGGAACTGAGCCCTTGCTCCAAGGTTGTAACCAAGCTCTCTTTCGTCGCGGAGGAACCCATCGACAGCTGTCTGCATTGAAGCAATGTTGTTAACTGACAGTTCCTTACCCTGGTACTTAGCACAGATGTTTCTGATGCCCTGAAGTTCACGGTTCACAGAGCGAATCGTGGAAATCTTGCGCCAATCGCTATCTGGACGAGCAGTTGTTTTTGAACCACACAGGATGGTTCCAACACCTGAAAGCGCATTGATAGCCATGTAGCGAACACCAACAAGCTGGTTTAGAAGGCGACCAGGAGTCTTGCGGATGATACGCACTGCGGTTAGAAGACCGTTAGGACCGTTAGCTTCTTCCTTCTCGGGAAGGGTTGCGTACTTACCAGCAGCAGAGGTTACCAAAGAGGCAATGTACTCTGCGGGACGACCAGTACCACTATCTGGATTAACCCATCTGTTCAAGTGGATAACGAACGGAGCGACTACGATGAGATGCTTACCGATATCTACCAAGTGATCATTGGTGTCTGAAACTTCTCCGCTGTCGAGGAAGCCATCTTCAGTCTGGATAAATCCGCCATTAGCGGTTGATCCACGGAAGGCATTCTTACCAGCAAGGAACTTGTTACCAAGGAGTCCTGTGCCGTTGTGAGAAGCAATAGAAACTACTGAAGAACCGTCATCAAGAGTAGTGTAGGTAGGAAGGTCCCCAATCCATGCAGCAAGAGCGCTAGTAGAGAAGGAAGCAGGAGCCTCAACACCGACAAAGGCGATACAAGTATGCCAAGTCTCAGAAGCCTTACGAGAGAAGTCTGCAGCCTGATATGCGAAGTTAACTTCGTGGAAGTCTATACCAACGAGAGTTCTACCGCTGATGGTTGCAGTACCAGAAGCTGAACCTACACTTGGGAAGATCTCAGCAACACCGTCTCCGTCAACGTCCCACCAGTAGTACCACTGGCCCTGATATGACTCTCTGTACATGAGACCGAGGACGTCAGTCTGAGCACCGGCAGTTGGGTAATCAGTCACACCGGCAAGGCCGCGTGCAGTGATCTGTCCGTCGCTAAGATCAGCAACGTTTACACAGTCAAGTGTAGCGTTCATAGGAACAATGAAGTCGACATCGATCCAATCAAGGTCTTCGTATGCGAGGTCAAGAGCTTCGTAGAGAGCCATCTTTGATGGGTTGAGTCCATCGGTACCATCAGTCCACACAATAACACCAGCATCAAGTGCTGGGCAGTCTTCGAAGGCAACTGGGCTGGACATAGAACCAATACTTACGCCCTCGCCGATTGTGCAGCTTCCGCTTACAGCAATAAGGCCGGCGTCAATTGCAAGAACTTCTTCAGTGTCGTAGATCCACTCTTCGTCCTCAGTATCGTAGATAGCAATACGGCCAGTGGTTGCATCGAACCAAAGAGAGTAACGCGTACCTACATCTGAGTCTTCCTGAATGGTCTCGATGGTAATGCCGCTACCAGCTATATCTGAACAGATACCGGTCAGAATACCTGGGGTACCTGTTGCGAGACGACGTAGAGATACGTTTTCTGCACCCTGGGCACGTACTTCGTACATACCTCTGATGAGAGTGCCATAGCCCTTAAATTCACGCACTGCTGCGGGAAGGGATGCTACATTCCAAAGCTGGTCGGTCCTACCATCGCTGGCAGTACCAAGCACAAGAATGCGTGGCTGTAGTGATACGGGAGCGGTTTCGAAAAAGCCGTCCTCATAGCGTGCTGAGATTTGTGAAACGTTTTCATATGCCATTGGGTAACTCCTTAAGACTTACGTGTTGGGGGCTAACTTCATGAGAACTTCAATGTTCTTGATCTCGTAATTTGCCTTAGAAAGGAACTCACTAAAGCGGAGGAAGAAACGAAGTGGTCTTGAGAAGATTCGCTGACTACCTGAGGTCTGATAACCATCGGAATGTCGTTTGATAAAGTGAAAGCGGGCTGCCCCATTTGAGGTGAAGACCCACTTGTGTGAAGTGAACAGATTCTCTAACCAAACAGCTCGGTAATTAGCCAGCTTGTTGCTCTTAGCCCAGCATGTAAACTCGATCTCGTGATCAAGTGGACGTTCCCACACCTCGATAATGTTGTCTCCAACACGAGGGTCTCTTGCTGAGTAAGAATGTTTTGCACCTCTTTGCGGTCTTGAAGTGCCATCAACCGACATGTTTGCTGGCTCGCGGCAAATAACCTGAAAGGTAATAAGCTCGTCACCGAAAGAAGCAAAGTCATCCGGTGGATACTCTTCGCTTAAAGGTACAATCGGTTGCCCGCTCCTTTCGCAGCCATCAGCTACGAGTCTCTGAGAGAGATCGAAGAATCGATCAAGAGTAAGAAATTGTAGGTTAGGGATAAATTGTGTAAGATCGAATCGATAAGGATTCTTATAGTCCACTTCCGGAGGTAGGTTGATCTCGGCATTGGCCAGACGGCCATCTTCCATGGTGACTGTAAAGAACTGTGAGGCTTCTTCTAACAGAGCACTGTTAGCGGATGTGTATAGTCTGCTTCCATCTTCATTTGGCATAGCCTACTTCACCCTTATACCGTTAAGTTCATTTACGTAGATCGTGTAAAACTCGATCCTACCATCTTCGCCGCGCATATCCATAATAGTCTCTGGACGGAAAATTAGCTTCCTGGTATAGGGTATGGAAAGATCCCCCTCTGAATCAAGTTTCATCTGTACAATTTTGTCGTCGTACGTAATGTCGACGGAGTAGTACAGGTAGAAGATTTTATCGTACCCGCTGACTACACCAGGAGGCAGCTGAACACGTTTGTTAGCGTGGTTGTTACGACTACCTACATACCATGTATAGCCATCGGCCCATGTTTCGTCCCAGTAATATCCCTCACCCATACAGAAAGGGCAGACCTCAGTGTCAGGCTCATTAGTTAGAATGCTCTTGCAAGAACAAGGGATCTTGTCTCCGTTGACATCCCTGCGCATCTTACGTAAGACAAAGCGCTGCTTCTTAGACTTCTCGCCCTTGGTACCTTCCATCATTTGTTCAAACTCTGCACGCAGGTCAAGCTCGGATCCACCTGCAGAGTATAGGTCAGTAGAACGTGACATTAGTCGAGATCCTCATCTGTAGATGAACCCGAAGGAAAAGTACTCCTGTGGGTGAATTCATAGAGACGTCGACCTTCATGTCTAACCTTGCTGTTAACAATGGGTACTGAGTTATTACCTGGAGTCGTCCAACGACGACCGATGTTGCGTCTGTCTGGATCGTACTGTCCCTTTACAGCTGAGATAGGTTCCCAAGATTCTCCGGGACCAATCCAACCACACGCATTAACTACCTGCTCCCATGTGTCACGGTCCTTTTGGATTCGATTAATCATGTCAATGAAGGCAGTACCTTCACGCTTAACAAGCATGTCTCCAAGCATCTTAGTCATACCACCCTGATTAACTGGTAGGCTAAGCAATCTCATAGCCGCATCTGCTGTAACGAACCTTGTTCTCGCGTTGTTATACACAGGCTGGTTCTTAGACATAGCATCTGGTGTAATGTCATCAGCTAACACAGAAGACTCATAGAGCATAAGCATTAGCGTCTCATCGGGGATGGCCGCTAACCAAGCACCCGCATATGTACGTAGTCGGACAGGATCCGAGTACATGGGGTTCATAGTGGTTAGGAACCAGAACTCATAGTCATCTTCAAGTGTATTGCCACTTGTGTCCCCAATAGAACCATTAAGAGTAATCTGTACGACGAAGTTTTCAGATAGGGGTGTGGTGCCCTCATCGTCCCCAGTAACCAGGAACTGCATAACACCAGTCATAGACTCGCCATCAAGGCTCGCCTCCCAGACATCAAACCACCAGTTAGTAATCTGACTTGAAGCGACTGTATAGACATATCGATAGATACCAGTAGTTACCTTAGTAGAGTTGGCACGATAAACAAGCGCTTCCCCACTAACCGTTCCTGAAGACCTTGGGTCATGGAACGCATCATAGATAGACACCACTGGGATAGCATCTGGATCGACCAGAGACCTGTTACCTTCAGTATCTACATCATAGAACTCAGCATATAGGGTGATGCTGGAACCAGCCGTGACTTCTCTCGACATTATGCCTCCCCTGTTTGAAGCAGGATATAGATGGTATCACCCTGTACAAGAATGAACTTGTTGAGGCGTCCAACATCTGTAGCTGGATGCGCTTCTACGCGCACACTACGGTCAGTGATTGTAGTCGGATCAACATCAGAGCTAAACACAACTTTGATAACTCTCTGGTTAGCCGAGACCTTAAGCTCTCTGTGGCTCGGTGTGGTCTCTGAGACCTCAAAGGTACCTGTACTCGTAGGAGAGGTAGTAGGCGTCCCCAGAACGCTTGTAGAGGTCGTAGACGGCAAAGATTCAATAGAGCCTGTACCGGTAGTGAAGGAGAAGGTGTAACTAGCTGCCATGTAGGTTGGCGGATAGACATTAATACTGAACGTGTCGCCGACAGCAAAGTCTTCCCCAGTAAAGCGAATATCTACTCCAGTATCAATAAGAGAACGGTATTTACGGCTTGCACGACCTTCGTAGACCAGTGTGGGAGCCGAAGCAAACCACCAGCTATATTCACAGGTGCCTTGCGTACCAGCCTCAGTAATCTCAACAACAATCTGGTCACCAACTGTACCTGTGTAACCTCCACGGAAGAAGACTTCACCGGTACCTGTATTGGCTCCAAGCTGAACACTGTAGATCGTGCGGGTGGAAATGCCCCGCTGTACGCCATCTGTAGGATCTGGATTACCGATTACATAGACTGTGTACTCTGTGTTAGGAGCAAGCGGCTTAGCCGGCTTGATCTTCACTCGTGTCTTATAGTTAGGGGCTCCAGAACCATAATCGGAACCACTGAACACTGTGTCGTCTGAGTTAAGAGACTCAAAGTAAATAGCAAACTTCAGATCACCAGTATAACCGGGGCTCTGTAAGAAGAAGGGGTTGCGCGCACCAGTAGGGTCCAGCCACTGAACTGAATCAGGCCCTGACGTTGTATCAAAGTCTGGACCAACAATAAGGATGTTCTGCTTAGCTCTGACAGGATCGATCTCTGTGTCAAAGGTAATCAAAATGTCGATACCAACAGGAATACCCGTACTTGAGTCTGACGGGTAGATGCTTTCTATTTCTGGTGCGGCCATTCTTTGATCCTATACACTGAGCTGGATTCTACTAAAGGTCCAGTTGGCTCTTGAAGTTGATCGAAGTCGTCCTCGTCATCAATGATGATTCCATTAATGACATCACCGATACCTGTCATGATATCGAACGGCATATCTACATTATAGTCAGGTGGAGTCTTATGCTCCAGCTTCTTCTTAAACAAAGACATCTTGTCTCCAGATACATCATAGCTTCTTATAGAAGCCCTCATTATTTCGTTTAGTTTTCAATCTGTGATAGTTGGCACAGAGAGTTTGTAAGTTAGTCAGTTCATTGTTGCTGTGGTTTCTATCAATATGATCAACATCAAGTTGACATGGATCTTCTCGTATGAACCCATCCGAGATAGTAGAATCTTTCTTCCAAACTTCACTTGTACTCCAAAATAGAAAGAGGGCCCACTTCTGAGCCCTCTTTAACTTACTTAGCGCTCATCAAGAGCTATTCTTACACTACGGCAGTGTCAGAATCAATCTCAGTGATGGTACCAGAGACAGACTGCGTAAGCTGGACATGTCCGTGGTAGAAGTTCTGTGCGTTCTTCACGTTGCGGAATACAGAGATACCTGCTCCTTCGTAAGCCACCGCGAATGCATCGCGCTGACGCATCTTAACCTTGACGGCTTCGATGTCTTCGTTACGCCACTCAACAGTGGTTAGCTTCTCGTCAATGAGTCGGTATCCCACCATACCTGAAGAGATAAGGTAGATGTCACCCAACTTGGTAGATGGATCGTAAGGAATCATCGGGGAGACGATAATCTGGAGAGGGAGTCCGAGGTAACTTGGGATATTCGGGGCTGATGTTGCACGGTTAGACACATCGGAGATTCCGTTGTTAGGAGTCTCGCCGGCAGCATTACCTGCTGGCATTGTGTTGTAACCGTTGCTCATACCGCGTCCACCGATTGAACCACCTGACCATGAAGGTAGAGGCGCAACTTCACCACGATAGGTTGCGAAGTAGACGTTTCCGGCTCCCTGGTGGAAGAGGTTACGAAGTACGGGATCGCGAACCCACATAAAGTACATCTGGGGAGATAGTACAAGTATGTTAGGTGTGTAGCCGGTCTCAACCATGTGAGTAAACGCCTGCATTAGGTCGTCCATGGTCATAGTACCGTTAGCTGCTCCAGTCTGGTCACGACCGGTACAAACACCATATACGGAGCTTGTTGGGCGTGCGTTGTCAAACAGAGTCTGACCCATTGAGCGGAGGAAGCTCACTGCCTTCCATTCGGTGTAACGTGCCATAGCCGCTGCCATGAGACGGAGGTTGATGGCCATAAGGTCCCAAGTAGTGTAGCGCAGAGCTTCGTCGGAGAACGAAGCGGCAATACCGCTCTTTGAGATTGTAGCTACCTGAATACCACCACCGATGTCAAACTGTACTTCTGGGTACGGGCTAAGCTCGTCAACTTCGCCGGCGTTCACAGCGCCCATAGCACCAAGAAGAATCTCAGTCTTGAGGCCCTTGGCCTGAACTACAGTGTAGAGGTTAGTGATAGCAAGAAGTGGCTCGATAGGCTCACGGATAATCATCTCAGTGGCTTCAGCCAAAAGTGATCTAACTTCAGTTGTAGTAACGAAGTCCTTGTTCTTGGGTGAGAGTGACTCAGCCATTGAAGACCAGTCAAGAGTCTCACCGTCGGGGGTGACTCCACCATTACGCCAGGTGTCAGCCATATACTTGGCGTGGTTGCCCTTCTCGGGAAGGTTCAGCTCACGGCCGTCTGCAAACTTAAGTGTCTTTGACATTTGAAATGCTCCTTTAGATAGGTTCTTAGGAATTACTTGACGTTGAGAATTAGGCGGATAGCCTTATCTGCTGCGTTTGAGTAGGTGATCATTGAGCTGTAGCCCTTTGATGCCGATCCACCCATCTGCTGGTAAGCGTTGAACTGGTCACCGCTGAATGCAGTCTTAACGTACTCAAGAAGGTCACGTGGCTCATGCACGCTAGAAACAATACGGCCGATCTTTTGCTCTTCGTCGTCAGTACCAACTACGAACTTAACGTAGTTAGAGTCAGCATCAGTCTTAACGAAGTCTCCGGGCTTTAGATCACCAATTGCACAAGCAAAGCGCTGGACTGAACCAGGAGCCGCACCATACCAGTAATAGCTAAGAGTCTCGCCAGTAGCATTGGCAGGAATTGCAGTGCCACCTGAAGAGTACATGAACACACCACCGACTTCGTAATCGATGAAGTAATCGCCAGCAGTTGTTAGACGATCAACAGCAGCGGCAATAGCTTCCTGATGAGTACCGTAGGTAGCAAGATCAGCCTTGATCTCGCGAGCAAGGAAGTCAGAGCTTGAACCAACAATAGGAGTACGATCAGTGTCACCAGCGATTGGGAAGTCCGCGAGGAACCAACCAACGAAGTTTGTGTTAACAATGTCTGCGTAACGAGTACGAAGCTTAGTGTTAGCAGCAGTGTGGATTGTTCCACCACCAAATGCAGGCTCTGCACCAGTTAGAGAACCAGGAACGCTTACAGCTGAGTGGCTTGCTGGGACAAGAGGAAGAATCATCTGGTGGCGAGTTACGAACTGGCAACCCTTTGACTTCTGATAGTTAGCAAACTTGAGGTGAGCAGGATTCCATCCGTTACCACCAGCCCATGCGTACTGATCACCGAAGATAGCACCCACTGGGAGTGATAGGTAGGTTTCAAGTGTAGCAGCGGCAGTAATAAGACCACGCTCACGGAGAGCGTCACGGACGTTAGTAGCTGTGTAGGTAGTTGTACCGTCTACGACGTACTCTTCACCGGTGGTGATGTCCATAGTCTTGTTATCAAAGTCATCTGAGGTATAGGTAATGCCGGTACCTGCAACGAAGTCGTTACGGACACCAGCTGGTACAACCCAGCCTTCAGCTGTGGTCAAACAGACCACCTTACCTGAGGCGATGACAAAGTAGTCCTGGGACTTCACATCCTGCCACTGGATAGGGAGCCAGGGAGCGGGCGCGAAGGGACCATAAGGATGGGTGTCGGGACCTGACTGGAATACCATCGGGGTAATTGGATCAATCAAGTCATTGCGTGTCTTGTGGCGTGCGTTAAATCTCTTGGTAGACATGTGCTACTTCTCCATATATGAGAGTGGGTTAAACCCTTCAGTACAATAAGCCTGGGGTCCGAACTGGAACCAACGCTTTGCGTCATCCAGCCCTTCTACGTTAACTCTGTCGAGGAACTTCTTGAGGACGTTCTTCTCGTAGCTTGGAAGCTCAGAAGAATCGAGAGGCTTGATATCTTCGGTGTCCTTAAAGGTACCGAGGTCAGTGTCTCCTACAATCGGGTCTGCAACGAGATCAACGTTGTCGCGGATCAAGCCGCTATTTAACTTTGATTCTACGGACGCGAAATCAACTGAGTCCAGCAATTGATAAATATTCTCAAAATTCTTGCTGTCGACGTCCTTTGTGTCAGTCAGAAGACCTACAAAGGCAGCTGTTTTATCAGCAAAGGTATCAAGTTTCTTAGCCTGAGATTCGAACTTCTTAGCAAGTTCAACATGGTCACGCATAAGCTCACGGTACTGTGCAGTTACGGCTCTTGTTCTCTCTTCCAGTCGAGAAACCTTAAGAGTAAGTGCCCCACTACCCGAAACGGCGTCCGCCAACTTAGACTCAAGTTCAACCTTCTCATTGGATAGAGTCTCCTTCTCAGCAAGCTGGTCCTTAAGAGCCTTAATTTCGGCCTTAAGGACATCAAGCTCAGCGCTATCTACAAGCTGCTTGGCATCAGTTACTGCATCGGCAACGTACTCATCAAGCTCATCTGAGAGCGCAAGGATCTTGGTATTGATAGCATCAACAACCTTCTGACGTTCGTCGTTCAATCCCTCACCTTCTTCGAACTGTAGGATACCAAGGAGAGCCTTAGCAACCTGAGCATGAGCTGAGTCATGGATAGGAAAACCACCTATAAGGGCAGATGCGGGGATAGTCTTACGGTCTTCAAGAGAAAGCTTAGCTGTAGCGTCAACTCCCTCAAGCGCAAAAGCACTATCGTAAAGGGAGACAAGCTCCTCTTCTGTAAGCTGCCCATCGAGCAACTTGGTAATTAGTTCATTCATCAAAAACTCCTTCGTTTCGTTAACTAACTGTTGAACAGAGTCTACCATAAAGACATCGCTTAGTCTTGAATAGAGCTCAATTGGATCTTCAGCAGCATCAGTAAAGCTCATGCTGGTGAGGATGGATAAGTCGTCTGCCCCATGGATGACTACAGAGGAGCCACCAGCGATCATGTTTCCTGCCATAATAAAGGCAAGCTTACCGTCGTGCATCGTTCCTGGAGGGTGCTCACAAGGAGCTCCACTGTCCTTCCAGTTCTCGAGACAGATAGAACAGACCATCATATCTGTGTCTTGCTCAGCGGAAAAGTTCTGATAGCGCTGATCTAAGAACTTTTCGATGGCGTTTTGAGACGTTACACGAACGCCTACATCAACGTAACCAATACCTGGCCACTTGCGGTCCTTGAGGACCTTAGTCTTGTGGAAGATATTCGCTGCCTTCTCAAAGTCGAGTACAGTAAGTGCATCAGAGAGTTCCTTAGCAAGACCAGGATTGTAACCCTTAGCCTGGAGGAACACTGCGGCCTCACCAATAGTATCGACATAACGGGCATTGGTGAAGCGTCCAACGATCTTATCCACGTCATTCTCAACGTGGTTAAGTGTCAAAGGCTTAGGTGCGGGATGCATAAGGCTATCGGCCACCTGCATATGTCCGATACGTGAATAGATACGGCGATTGATCAACCTACCCGAGTGTGAGTACGGGAAGCCGATCATAAGGGCCTTCTTGCCCTCACCGGACATGAACTCGTCAAGAAGCTTAGTTTTTTCTCTATTCGATAGAGAGGCGAACTGCTCCGGTGACCTAACAGTGATTTTCTGTAGAAGTTTATCCATTAGGTATAATTCCTGGTGGGTTAAAGATGTTAATCTCTGAGAACTGCCTTCCTGCCTCAAAAGCGCCCTTTAGAAGCCTTTCCTGCATGTCCTGAATACGCCAGGAACTGATATTGACAATAGTAGAGATGCTCACACCTGTATTATGGAGTGAGTCGATTTTACTCTTCAAGTTTCTAACAAGATCGTTCGCGGTGAGGTAACCTACATCCGAGAATGAGTCAAGATGTTCAATGTGTTCGATAACATCATAGCTCTTACCAGTGCTCTCATATCCAGCAATGAAGCGGTCGTTGAGTAGTACTGTAAGTCTACCACCAAACTCTTCAGCCCATTCATCAAGGAACTCGGTACCGACTACACGAATCTTGGGACCTAAGCTCAGGTAGCGCTTCTCAAGGTCGTCCTTGAGCATGCCCATTGAGAAATCGAGCTCATCCTTAACTCTGGAAGCCTTCTTAGTATTAGTACCATACTGATTCTTAGCCTGGGTGCTCTCAGCACTCCCAGCCTTGACCACAGCAGTCTCCTTAGCGGCTTCTGCCTTCTGATCAGGGAACAAGTGATACTGGAGCCTAGCCTCTTGCTCTGGACGCATTGGACGCGCTCTCAGGCGCTTTCTGGTCTCTTCGTGGTCAATCAAGTTGCTCGTGAAGAGGGAAAGGCTGTTTGCATCCCGTGCATTGCGTTCTTCTGTGTCGATCTTGCCAAAGTCGATCTCAACGATATTTTCAGGTGCCAATGGATCGAACTTAAAGTCAGATTCAAGTAGTAGAGGAATAATAAGATAATGGTTAATGAAAACCTTCATTATCTCTTGGAGAGATTCGACAGATTCAGTAAGAGACTTGCTCTGGGTCTGTGCAGTAGATCGGTTCGCACTCTCACCTTCTCCAAAGTCTACCGGAGAGACACCAAGCCCAGCGTACACGCGGGCCTTGAAGTACTGAAGATAGTAATCAATACGAAGAGCCTTACCTTCTGAACCGACAGCTTCGATGCTGTGTCTCCAGTCAGAGATATAAACACCAGATGCAGGCATGTAACTAAGTGTTTGCGCGATCTTCTCGGATTCACGCTCACCGGTCTTGAGATTAGTCTTCTCTGGGTACTTTTCTGTACCTACCTTATAGTGAAACAAGGGGAATAGGTTTGCTTCAATAAGCTGCTCAACCTTCTCTTCAATGCCTCTCAACAGGAGGATGTCTTCAAGCACAGCAGTAAGCATGGGTGTGCCATAGGCAACACCTGGATATCTGTTTGTATAGAAGTGAAGAGTATCAGTAGCCTTAAACTGGGGTGTTTCGGGTACACCAGGGATCACCTGTCTAACACGATCAAGATCACCGTTCTTCTTAGTCTTAAACTCAAGAGTTTCCCATGGAGCAATGAAGATACCAGCAATAGGATCAATGGTTGTTCCTGCGCGCTTATAAGGCTTCCCACCTGACTTATTCTCGTCGCGAACAAAGATCCACATAGCATTGTTGAATCTGTTCATATCCGCAGCTGTCTGGTACATCAGCACCGGGAATGGCTTACCAGAAGCGAACTCAAGTTGACGAACACGCTTGTTGATGTACTCGACAGTCTTAGGGTTCTCGCCAACGAACTCCCATCCAGAGAGAAGGAACTTGTTCGACTTTTTCTCAATACTCTTAGCGAGCAGAGAATCAGTACCCTGAGCTACCTGAATCTCCTTGAAGTTGTAATCCGGCTTAAACCAATACGACCTGTTTCTGCCACTGTAGTCAGCTAACGGGTTACGAATGAATTGAACCTTGCTAAAGGAGTTGCTCTGCGCGTCTGTAAGCCCAGCACCGAAGTAGCCGAGCGCTTCTGAAAGCTTATCGTTCATTGGTTAACCTTTCGATGTCAGCAAGGATTCGCTTAATTTCATCAAGAGGTACTGGTGCAGTACCGTACGAGCATGAATGCAAAGTAACCTTCTCGACTGTGCCATCAATATCTGTAATGGTAGCAATGGCTTGCTTGTCATCTCCAGTTTCTATCTCAACCTTAACGGCCTTAGTTAGCTCAGCAATAAGCTGTTCAAGCTTCGTACGCTCCTTAGGGTCAGAACAACTCTTGATGTTGAACTTGATGATTGTAGCGATGACACCAATAAGATCAGCGATCATAATCGCTGCTGTGAGGTTTTGTACTTCAATAAACTTACCTGTCTTAACAAGACCATTGAGTGAGTTGATGAGAAGAAGGATCTCTCGTCTAAGAGCCTCAATGTAACGCTTCACTTCATCGATTGAGTAGAGCATCTGTTCTGGTAGAGAGAAATCTCCAAACGAACTTCTATCCCCACTTGAAGACATCATTTCAGAGATAGAGAAGTCCGAAGACACTCCATCTGGCAACTGAAGGCTCTTTGAGCCACTTGAAGACGACTCAGAGCCTAATGACTTACTGAATGTATCTGGGTCAAGAGCTCTCATTAGGGACATGTTTGCGCTCATGTTTGAGAACGTACAGTCCAAAGGACCCGATACTGCGTCGAATGCAATGTTCACTACGTATCCAAGTGCTCCTACAATAGCTTGGATGAGTGGGCCGAACAAAGACATCCAGTCCAGCTTAAGCTTTAGTCCAGCAGAGGTGAACTTGAAGAGAAGCATCTTGAGACCCATACCAAGGATCATTAGGTCTTGTGGACAAGGGAGAGGGTCGAATAGCTTGATTAGGGCGCAAATCTCAGCAGCCTTACGCTTATTGGGCTTAGCAAGGTTCTTAAGCGCCTCAAGGGCGCCCTTAATGCCTTCAAACATAGACTCAAAGCCAGACAAGAGCCCTTCAGGGGGAAGTAGCTGCCACTTGAGGTTGATACGGAGATCACAGCCGAAACACTTCGAAAGATAACCAGCAAAGGTGTCCTCAGAGCTGTTCTCGAATCCGAAGCCCAAAGACACAAGGGCGTCCATACTAATACTACCTTCCTCCACAGAGTTAGCAGAATCAGGATCTTCATCGAAGTTAGAGCTGGATCCAGGGAACTTAGACACTGTTTCCTTAGCTACACCCGAAGTAGCCTTCATATCCTCAGCAGACTTGATAGCCATAAGCTTCAAGGCCTTAGGATCATTAGACTTCATAGCTTCACGCTCGTACGTATCAATGATGATACCGAGGTAGCTCTCTTCAAAATTCATAGGTTCCCCTGTGTTAGAACTTAATCACGGGCTTAACGCGCTCAGTAAGCTCTTCACCGCTGTCTAAAATAGCCTTATAGTCCTGTGCTGCTCGTAGACCCTCACTATCTGAGATCAGTAGAGAGATAAGACCCGAAGGGTCAGCCTGCATAGCCAGGATCGTGTTCTTTACATCGTCCTTGTGCATGAAGTCACGTAGGATGTAGGGCATGAGCTTAACGTACAATTCGGCATTGCCGTCTTCCTCTTCCTGTGCCCAATCAGTTTCGTCCTTAGCCATTAGATGTCGACCTCCTTCTTAAGCTTCTGTTTCTGGATCTCGTTAAAGCGCTCAACAGCCCATAGGTACATCTCCTTATCGATGTACTTGAGAGACCTTCTGAAGAGCTTCTTGACGGCCTTCTTAACAACCGGCTTGTTACTGATATCCACCTGATAGTCGTAGTCCTTAAGCTGGGACTTGAGTGAAGCCACAACCTCGTCTACCTCGGTTGCAATCTCAATAGCCGATGCATTGAGGGCACGAATCCTACGTTGTACTACAGCTGCTTCTTCAGCAGTAAGTGGTCGACCTTCAGGTCTTGGCCCAGCGACACCACCAAGGGTAGAAACTGAGACAGAAGACGAGTCCGAAGTATCAGCAGAACGAGTAATCGCTGTCTTAACAGGAAGGGTAGCAATGGTTCTCTGGATGCGGTCAAAGACATACCCATCATCTGTGATGTCGGGGATCTCGTTGGCAACAGGAAGAAGCACCTCTCCCATCAAGTTCTCTTGAGTTAGATTAGTGCGCTTAGCCATTATGAGCCTACCTGCTTGACCTTAAAAGCGAGCTTGACCGAGAGGTTAGTCTTAATCTGAGCTGGAGTCTTTCCAGGACAAATGGATCTGACCCACACAGGGAAGAAGTTCTGAGTGTCAGCAGCAGAGGTAGTACCGATGTTGGGAACAACAATAGATTCACCAGACTTAACCTGGTCCCACTCTGTCTCTGTAGGCTGACGTTCACCGTAGATGAGCTTGAGACCAAAACCAGTCTCGCCCCATTCAGCAGCCAGGTCATCATAGCTATTTGAAACAGGTCCGATAGTCACATCTGTGTAGTACAGAGTGACGTCTTCATTCCTTACATAGATAAGGGCATCGTAGCTGCCCCCGAGCTTACCGTCATGTACGGTTCTTAGTGGATCGGAATAGGTATCATCGGTCACCGTGCCGAACTCAGTCTTAGTAGAATCGAGGATCTTTAACATGGATACTCCTTAGTATCTTGAAGAGCTAATCTTGTTACCATAACACGCTACGACCCTTCTACACAAAGATAGAAACTCTTCACCCGAAAGTTGGCCTTTAGCATAGTTGCAAACAGGGCAGCAGGAAACTAAGTTCTGCAAGTCATAACCTAATGAGTTGTCTACACGATCTAATCCAATTCCATCGATAGAAGAAGAACAGTAGAAGCATTCCTTATTCCAGAACAACATAAAGTCATCTTCAGACATGGAGAAGGAAAGGTCACTCTTCTTAGCTCGCTTCTTGTACTCTCTAAATCTTACAGAAGAGTTCGTCCTTGATTCCTTGAGCCGATTGCGAGACTTTTCGTTCCTGACTTCTTTATGGCGTAAGTAGTACCGTTTATCTGCTTCTCGCTTCTTTTCTTTAGAATCCATTAGTAACGACTGCTGGAAATCTTGTTTCCTCTCTTAGCGTTAAAACCTCTACGCTTGTCATCCCCTCTGTTACCAGAAAGGGCATAACCGGAGATTGCGGCCATACCAGCAGTTGCTCCTCTTCTAAGGTTACCCTCGCTCATAGAGCCACCAATCATAGGAATGTTGCGGGCCATGGAAGAAGCATGGGAAACCATACCCTTAGAAGACAGCATACCTACACCACCACCTAATGCACCACCCCACAGAGCTCCAGGGGTTACATTACCACCTGTAGCAGCCGCAGTAAGACCACCAACGCCCATACCGATACCAACCATACCAAGTGCTCCCATAACACCAAAGCCTCGATTAGAAGCCGGTTGAGCACCTCCAGTAGAAGCTGCGGCAGAAGCAGAAGGATATGACTGACCAGAGATAACGTGTGGAAGAGGTGCACCCGAAGTGGTCAAAAGACCAGCAGGCTTAACAGGACCATTCCCAGCGTGTACACGACTACCCGAAGAGACCATGCTATCCAAGTGCTTTACAACTCGGCTGTTACCAGACGCGTACTTAGCAAGAAGAGAAGAAGCCTCAGACGCAGAGTAGCCAAGGGCAGTCAGCCCAGCTACCCCAATTTTAGCACCAACACTCATAACTACCTCCAGCCTCTACGGCCTGCAACACGATCAAAGCGTGGAACGATCTTCATTGGTGCCGGCATATCGATCTCGCCTGCATCCATATGTGTTTCACTATACTCTGCTGCACCCTTCTGAGAAAAGTAACCCTTACCGGTGGGAGCACGTTCAGCGAACGAGCGCGACCTAATCTTCTCCTGCTCTCTGAACTTGAGGATGTTGTAATCAGCTTCATCCATCCCTCTGTCCTGAACATGTTGAGTGCTCATAGCCCAAGTCTTACTCTTGTTGTTACGCTTGATGAGCTTCATCATATCACCAAGCTGTTCCTCAATAGGACTTGAGTCAGGAGGTCCATCCTCGCCTACGATGAATGTACGTGATGCCGCATTTAGAGCGTACGCATACATAGACTCCTTAATAGCCAAACCACCAAGAGCTACGATAAATGCGTCCAGTCTGTGGTCCTTAATGGACTCATTCTGAAGTCCGTATACCATCTTACCATTTTCACCGCGCTTAACCACGATGTAGTTACCAAGCTGCTTGGTTAGAGTGCTGTCATCTTCTGCGTAACGAATCATCTCGCGTTCGAAGATACCTACTGCATTCTCAACGAGGAACTCTTTAGCTCCCTTATCAAC